TAATGCCTCTGTCATCCATGACTTGTAGTATCTTAGATACAAGTGGAATCATGGTCTCATTAATCAATCGGCCAAATGCAGATCCGAGGTTCTGACTCAACTCCTTCATACGTTCTACGACCTCCGTTGCGGAGCGAGCAGACATATTATCCGGAGGCAAACTCTCATCTAGCAGTATGCGTTTAATGTTTCCACGCAAATCACCCATGATAATTTGAGCTACGTTAAAGTCACCAGCTCGTGGCAATGGCTTGAGTGATTCACCTTGTGGGCCACCATTACGAGCTACAGGAATGATTGCGCCAGGCACAATCTTGACTGTTGCTGGATTAAGAACTCCATCGTCAGCAGCTGTATACACACCGGATATAGCTAAAGATGCGTTCTTTAATACTAGCTCTAGTGTTTTATTCAATGTCTTGATATCAGGCAACGCAGTAATCAATGGGCCTCTGCCGTATATCTCACCGGCTACCTTCATGTAGCGACTGACTACCCAAGGACTCTTCTTGAGTCTGCGATAGACCAGCTCTTGCTTAGACTCTTTGTGGATAACGTGATAGCAGAAATCTCCACGCTTTGGATCAAATACTGTAGCCTCAATCAACTCAAAGTCTTCGGTTGGCTTTTGGTCAATCTTCTGCTGTAAGTCTGTAGGAATCTCAGCATCTCTCCATTGCTGGATAATTGCCTCACCTTTAATACGCATACGTCTGTATACATTGTCTACCTGACCATTAGCGCCCTCTTCAAAGGCAACCAAGAACTGTGGCACAGGAATGAAGTTGATTGGGCTGGTATCGTCACCAGGCTGAACCATCATTACAGCCGTACCAACTGCCAGGTCAAGCAAGAACTCGCCCATCGCAATGTCAAAGTTAGATTGCTTGAGAGTTGCAAACATCTTGTCTGCGTAGATATCAAGCGCTGCGGATGCCTCTGCTTTGCGGTCTTCTGGAATATCTGGGCCAGTTTCTAATCTGCACCATTTGCGTTGTGGCGGGAATATTCCTGACTGTAGACGATTAGCAAAGCGCTGAGTTGAATTAATAGCAGTAGCATCAAACACACGATTCATCTTCTTAGCACCGCCAACCTTACCATCATAGTAGCCGTCATAAAGGTTACGCTGTGGCAGAGCAAACTCATATGCCTCATCGTATAGGTCTCTAAAATCCTCTTTCTTACGCAACGCTATGTCGTGGCGCTTGAGGATGTCCTCTGGTTTTAATCTCATCATCTCAGCCATATCAATCCTTTTTGTGCTTATTCGCAAAGTTGCGAGCTGCCTCTTTGCTACCAAATCCCCACTTCTTCAGAGCCAGCTTTAGGCGTGTTGGCTTTCCATTCTCATCAACGAGTGGGCCAGCCATACCACCAAATCGAGCAGCAAAAGATACGCGCCGTGGGTTCGTGCCTTCCTTGACAGGAGCCTTTAGGTTCGCGCCCTCTGTCCGCTTAAAGTATTTACGGCCAGCCTCAGTAAGACCACCGCTAGGACTCTTATGCTCTTTCTTCATTCGTACCAATCTATACGCATCTCAGCCATCTGAGAGCTGCTGTTTACATTCGTTAAACGAAACAGATATGTTGTCAACGGCTTTAAAATAAATTCAAAACTAGTTCCCCTGCCACCAGCTCCACTTCTATTTCCTTGACCTTCTGCGCTTGTAATAAGTTCAGAATAAAACTCTGTGCCTACTGCGGTTACAGTTGGATTTAATACCGCAGCTGCTTGGCTTGCTGTAGTAATTACTCGATTACGGCGATGCAAAGTCATTGCTGTGCCGCCGCTAGTTGTAGAGCTTTCGTAAGCGTAAACCTCAGTCTCGCCGCCACATTGATAATCAACAAACGCGTGAGCCTCTAGTCCAGCTGGCCACGCAATAGCAATATTAATGCTTGAGCCAACTGCCAATCTACCATTATCTGGATGTGTTTTATACACATAATACGCACGACCCTCATGCAAACGCAGATGATTTATATCAACTGTTGGGAATGGTCTATCCGAACTCGCAAGAGTCTGTACGTTATCTTTATCAACGTAGCTTGGAGAAACATGGCGAGATTTAGTAGAGAGCGACTCACGCTCAACTGTAATCGGCATTATTTCTTCTTAGGCTTCATTGCAGTCTTAGCGGCTTTAACAAATGCAGCATCAGTTGGTGCGCCAGGAGAGCCAGGCTTACGCATCTTCTCCTTAGATCCCGACTCGATCCGCTCACGTTTTTTATGGATATTGGCATAGAGGCCAGCTTTCATATTAATACCCTCCCGCTTTACGGCCTTCAGACATTGCAATTGCTTTTGCCTGAGCTGGTGTTTTTACTTTCTGACCAGAGCTTGACTTGAGTTTTCCTTTAGAATACTCACGCATTACTTTGGCAACTTTGGCTTGCATCTTATCTGTATCTGGCATGATTGTCCTTTATAGGCTTTGGTTAGAGCCGAGGGTTTCTTTCATCCCCATCTCTGGATTTAAACGTGCATCCGACAAGAGCTGACGGCCTCTACGTCTTGCGCCACGCATCTTTGCGCCAGCCTCTTCTTGTGCTTGTGTTGCTTTCTCAACACCAGCAACTGGTTCTGGTATTTTCTCAGGCTCTGGAGCCTTTGGACTACCACCGCCACCACCACCGCCTCCAAATAATCCACCCATGATTAGCTCACTTTCATATCGTTAGAGCCAAGCTTTTGGATGCCTGTCTCTGGGGTTAAACGTGTATCCGATAACAACATTCGGCTACCACCTCGTAATCGTGCTTTAGCACGAGCTGCGTTTTGCTCGGCTAGTTCGCGCTTTTCTTCTTCAGCTTGCGCCCGAATGCGAGCCGTTTCTTCTTTAGTCTCATCAGCTGCTCGTTGAGCGCCACTAGTATCTGGAGATCCACCAAATAATCCACCCATTTAATACCTCGTCATTAGTAAGTAATCCACCTTGTCAGGGCCATACATCTTTAAAATCGCTTCGGTCTCAAACCTTAATGCTTGCGCATAACGTATTGCCCGAATATCGTCAGTTCTAACAGTTATTTGCAGTCTGTGCAAGTGGAGATATCGGATTGCGATATCTACAAAGGTTCTGCCACATCTAAGCATAGATGTTGGGTGTTCTCTAGCCTGATTATCAAAGATGCTCCACATCTCGCCAACTCCACCCCAAAACAATACAACTCCAAAGATGGCTATCGGTTTATTGCGATAGAACGCAGTAACCGCTGTGCCGAGTGTTGCTTGGCTATGTATCATGGATCTAAGGTCATAGCCTCTAGCTACCGCTAACAACTCTGGCTGGGTAGTATCGAGCTGGTCAAAGTGGTCAATCACAAATGGCAGATAGAACACCCCTCTCTTGGGATGCATCTCCTCATTCAATACCTCATAAGGTATGGTTACTTTCATCTTGAGAATATATCAAAGTCGCTATTGGCCACAGTCTGGGCTACATAAGTTCTTGATGAGACATCTCCTGGACGAGTCATGCGCTTGTATTCACCTCCACCTAGCAAGAGATATCCAAAGGCATCACCAACGTGGGAGTGTTCGTTTTTGTTTGGGGTATCCCTAAACCGCTCCTGACCAGAGCCTACCGATACTCGCTTGAAATGGTATCCACCAGCCAAAGACTTACGCAGTAGCTTGCACTTGGTGTCAACTATCAGCCCCGGCTTGCCGTTAATTAAGCGTTGCATGGGCGCGGCAGCTGACTCTCTACGAACTTTAAAATCATTCGAGGGTGTTGGCTGTGCCTTGAGACCTAAAGTTCTGAGGAAGTCAAAAGCTGTTACCTCATAGATGGCATCCCGCGCCATACCAGCTGGATCGCCCCATACCAACACTTGCATACCTGGGTACTTTGCGTTGATTTCAGCAATGAGCTGGTGGCCAAAGCGCTCCAAGCCCATGTCAAAGGTAACAATCTCATCAATCACTTGCCACCTACCGCTGGGTAGCCTCTGCCCAATCACCGCAGCTGGGGTTAAACCAAAGTCAAGACCGATCTGAATCGGCACAGAGTTGTCTAAAATAGTCTCTCCAGACATGAGGTTATCGTCATATTCATGCCAAACCGATCTACCCTCTTGGACATAGGTATATTTGCCTTCGGCATAGCAACGAATCCAATCAATGTTTTTGCCTAAGAGCATCTGCTGATAGTAGCCAGCCGGTAGATTGGCTACGTTTTCAGCCTTCTTGTTTAGTTGCCACCACTTGCCCGCTGAGAAGATGCAGTCATTAGCCTCTGGATTCTCTGGGAGGTCATCTTTTGCAACCTCAATAACACCGCCAGGCTGCTTGTAAAACTTCCAAGCGTATGGCCCCGTCATTTTTTCTTTCTCGGCCATCCTAAACCACCAATGGTCATCATCCATGGGGTTGGTATCCATCCAAATGCCATGCCAACTAGCGCCACCATCTCGCTTGGTAGGGTATCTACCTACTCGGTGGGTAAGGCCATCGATTACAGCCTTGGGCAACTCTCGTGCCTCGTTAACCCATGCCCCTGTTAGCTCTAGGGATAGTAGCTTTCTAACGTCTTTAGGCTGGTCAAGCGCTAAGAAGATTACCTCGCAATCGATACCAGCGGCATCGTCTCTAGCTGGTAGTCGGATGTGGTGGGTAATCGGTGGGGTATAAAGCATTGGCCCAAAGGTATTCTCTGGGA